ATCATAAGATTCCAATTGTGTATTGAGTGAGACAATTTCTTTACCAGAAACTTCTAATACTTCTCCACTTAAACCAGTACCACCGGTATCAGTTTCATCAAAATTAACCAGTTCTCCAACTTTATATCCAATACCACCTTCAATTACCTTAATATTTTCAATAGAACCCTTACTTACTGCAGTAACAAAACTTCTCTGACTGAAAGTTTCATATCCTTCATCAATAAAGTCATAATCTGCTTCCAGTTCTGCAATCTTATATGGGTAAGTATTTCTAACCAAAGATGATGCATTGAAATCAAATCTTTGATCTAAGACAAGATTCTCGGAAACAAATTTAGATTTAAATGTTTCTCCAACAAAATATGGATATTTTGGTTCGAGTGTATTTGAAGAGGTACTTGTAGTTACACCTGCAAAATATGCATAAACTCCATTTGGAAATTCTGGAGTTTTGCAGAATCTACCATTATGAACATCAAGATCGCCAGTATTTGTAAAGCGATAATCTTCTGTAAAAAATCCTTGCTCAAATGTTGATAATGGTGGTCTATCAATAACTGAAGCAGAATCTAAAATATATCCTGGATTGATGATACCTACGCCAGATTGAATATTGCTACCATCTCTATATCCATATGGACCATAAATTGGATTGCCATCATATGCCCAACCAATAATTGGTGAGTGTGATGAGAGATCATCATCCAATTGTCCTGCAAGATCTGTAGAATATCCGTACATACTGAATGACAGATGATCTTGCGTATCATTTTCATAGAGATTTGAGAAAATCTTAGAAGATCTATTTTTGACGTGCTCTCCAAACCTCTTCACATCATTGATGTGCAAATCTCTAACCGAAGGACTAAAGATTGCGTTAGATCCTCTTGGTTTTACATAGATTGTTGTGGTATTCTGGTCGTAACCAAGTCCAGTATTGATTACCACAACATTAGTTATGGATCCGTTAGTAATTTCTGGTTTTAAAATTGCTCCAGAACCAACTCCGTTAGTATCAGTAACAATTAACTCTGGTAAGGAGAAATATTCACTACCACCACCCAATACTTGAACTTCAATAATACGTCCATTTGAAATTACTGGATTTAATTGGGCATCTTTTCCATTTTTAAGAGTTACAATAGGTCTCTTATGGAGATTTATGATGGTAGAACCGTATCCAACACCGTTTTCATATAGATATGCATCAGTAATTTCTCCAGTAACAACTGGAGTAAAGTTAAATGTACCCGTAATACTGGAACCAAAAGATACAGTTGCTTCTACAATAATATCAGGATACTTAAAGATATGATAACCACTACCTACCGACTGCAAATCAACAAATTTTTGTCTTGTTAGGTCTGTAGTAAATGTTCCAGCAATACCAACATTAATAAGTTTGAACTTATCGGAGTCTACTTTAAAAATTGAATATTGATTGGATGTTGAGAGACCAGATACCGTAGTTCCTGTGGTTGAATACTCAACAATATCACCAGTATTGAATCCGTGATTTTTAAATTCAAATTGGTTGTAATCAATTGAAACACCGGATGGTTTTACTCTTAATTTTCTATGCTGATAACCTTGACCAGGATCAATAACTTCAATCTTTGCTAAAGTTCCCTGAGAAAGAGTTCTAAACTTATGAATACCAGATGCGTTTGTAGTTGTCGAAAGACCAATTGTATTAACACCTGCAATTGCATCTGCATCATTTGCAAATAATTTAATTGTTGATGTATTTACAAATTTTGCAACATATTCATCCCCACTAACAAGAGTTCCAGTTACTGCGTTTGCAACATCACCTGCAACACCAATAGAAATTGGATTATTTCCATTTTGATTGTAGATAATATGCTGAAACTCACGAAGATTATGTGGTCTTGTAAATGTAATAGTCTCATCACCAATATCAATGCCACCACCAAGAGTAAGTGGTCTACTATCAAACTCAAGTTCTCTAAATCTTTGTGCCATTACTGGTTGAAGGACACAACCATTACCATTTCCACCTGTCAAAGACAATGATGCAATATTTTGGACATCAAAGTTTTGTGGATCGACAAAGACTTCTTTAACATTGCCGGTAATAACTGGTTCTACTAATGCTGTTGCTCCAGCTCCTGCAGATATTTCAATTTTGGGTGGGTTTACAACATCATAATCAAATCCACCATTAAATACATCAAACCTAGAAAGTGGTCCATAATAAATTCTATCTCTAGAATCTGGACTGGTAATCTCAACACCATCAACAAGTACACCAATACCCTCACTTCCTCTTTCATCAGGAGTTGGATTTGCTTTTGGTCTCTCTAAAGAGAATTTTCTTAAGATTGGATTAGGTGCAATAATTCTTGTTCTGTGCTTTTCAAGAGTAAATCTGTGAATAGATGGAGTCGTGTTTGGTGCCAATTCTACAAATTGTGAACCACCAATGAGAGAACGAGAAATGTAAAGTCTAATCTTATTAGGTGCTACAACATAAACAAAATATCTTTCTCCAGAATTTAAACCACCAAGTGGATTATCTGATGTATATACAATTCTATCACCAGAAATAAACTTGACATTTGAAGAAAACTTGATTGTATTATATGTTTTCTTAGTAATATCCAATCCATCAAGATTATTATCAGAACCATTTTGTAATGTAGATTCAATAATCTCATCATTAATGTCATATTTTGGTAATGACAGTGATGCTACGTAAGCATCTTTTGTGGTATCTGAGGTATAAACATTCTGAATATTAGCAAAGTAATTATCATTTCCTGCCAGAAGTCCTACATTACTACTAGATACTCTTTCAATTTTTCTACGAATTGTATAATCGGTATTAACTACTGGAGTAAATCCAGCAAGATTATTTAAAACAACTTGTCTATTGCTTCTGTTGATGCTTGAGACTTGTGCATTAGCAGATGCAACTATTTCAGACTTACCAACTAAAACATCTACCCTATCACCGACTTTCAGACTAGACTTATCAATGTCTTCTGTAGATAATGTAAAGGTAGATCCATTGATATTTGATACATTGAATCTTGCACTTGTATTATAAATCCAAGAATTTGCAAAGATTTGTTTATAGTTATTATTATCAGTATTTGCAATTACTTCACCAACAGACTTGATTGAAATTTCTTCACCAAGTTCAACTCTAGAAACATCGTCAATACCAACAAAATCAGAGAGGACACCATTGATACGAACCTTGACAATATTATTAGTATCTCCGTCAGCATAACCATAAACAAAAATATCATCCCTAACTTCATCAAGAATATCAATTTGTGAAGTTACTCCACTACATCCAAAGAACTGGTTAACAGATTTTGACGTATATGTAATTGTATTGCCTGCACAGGTGATTGTTCCTGCTTGCTTAAATCCAATAGTAGAATCAACTGTAATTACAGTACCACCAACAGGTACTGTTTCAACTACTTTTGAGAATCCAGGAATATCAAAAGTTCCTTCAATATTTGTTTGGTCATCATATCCAACAAATAAACTAAGTTTATAGTAAGATTTCCCTTCTCTGGTAAAAATCTCTACGTTAGATACCGAAGCAGTGACTGATGGAATAGTCTTTTTATCTGTTGACTTATATAATGCCTGTCCTTCTAATTTAAATGGGTCACCTTCAAGTGCCTCTACAATTACAATTTCACGTCTAATGAAATCTGCAGACGATGGTTTAACCAGTCTACTCTCAAGATCTAATACCTTTGCTTCTTCACCATAGAGAACTTTGAAGAGAATTACAATAGACTCTTCAATACCTTTTGATTGGTAGAAACTTCTTGCAAACTTGAGGAAATTACTTGCATCCAGGTCATCAACAAAACTTTGGTCTTCCAGTCCTGGAGCAAAAGTTTTCTTTAACTTTTTATAAAACTCTTGTAAGAAAAGAACACTTAAGTTAGTTACAACACTACTTTGAGTGTGACTTGCTGCCTCAGACTGTGAGAATACTACATTTTGCTTATTTACATTGGCAATACTATTATGAACACCAGTCTCATATCCAGTGATTCCACTGAAACCACGAATGCACCCAGTAAAGGTTGTATCAGTTTTGCCAGTATATGTAATAATCTCATTATCAATCTTCAGGAGACCATAATCACTAGGGAATCCTTTGGTTGATGCTACTGTGATTGTAGAATCTGAATCACTAATATCTGATGAGAGAGTTGTTTTTCCGACAACTACTTCTGGAACGAGATTATCTAACTTTAAATAATTGTCAAGGTTAGAGATAAGGTCATCGTTACCTCCCTGATGTTCCTGGGAGATATAATATTGCTTGAAAAATTCAATTGCTTTTGGAAACTCGGCAACTAAAAATTCTGGAAGTTGACTCTCAATAATTTTATTGAGTTCAACTCGCTTCTCAACCTGAGACATATTTTATTTCCTCTCTAGGGCTCCGTTTGAATAACTTGAAGTATAATAATCTCTTGTAAAAGATACGCCAGAAATTTCTTCACCAGATGCAATGACATCTTTAATCATATTTATCTTGCTATTTGAAACATCAAAACTCAAATACAAGTCTTTAAGACCAACAACATCATTCGATTCTGGGAATGCTTGAATCTCAATAATATTGTCTGGAACTACCGTATCTACAATGTTTATGGTGTTGAGAATAACTTCACCTTTCTCATAGTCAACTGTTCCTGCCTCTTTGGCAACGACGAACTTCTCTCCGTTAGCACCAACCTTAACAATGGAAAGGATTCCCATTTTTGCGGTAATGTTTTGAGGTCTATTACGGAAAACATTTGCTGCTTCAGCAGCATTTGTTACAGAACTTGGGTCTGGTACAGGTCCACCTGCAACAATTTGTGGTGTATCGGTCAAATAAACCGTTGCAGACTCACCTGCAATCCTAAACCCAGTGGACTTGATGTTGAATCCATTGGGTTTTACGTGGAATTTGTTACCGAAACACAGTTCATACTGTGCAAACTGGTTCTTTAATACCTTCAGATCCCTTCTGATAGTCACTTTTGTGATGTTTGAGGAGATTGCAGAGTCAACTCTGTCAATTAACTGGAGTATTTTACTATATTTGAAGCGTCCACCGAAGCGATTGATGTCAACATCCTGTGCATATTGTGATAATGCATTAATGACATCAGTTCTAAGGGATTGTACGTTAGAAACTTGATTGGTATTGAAGTAAATTGACGAATCAATCTCAACATACAACACTTTAAGGTCAACAATCTTCTGATTGATACCTGCAATAGCGTATTTTTTCAGTTTGTTGAGGATATTTTGCTTGTCAAAGTCTGAAACATACGTTCCATTCTTTGGTTTGATACTAATTTGTACTGTTCCAAATCTTGGAGGTGATAATTCTTCACCACCGACGACTGCAACTGACTCTGTATTGGGATAAATCTCTTGAATGATTGCTTCGTAGTCGTTTGTTGTAACCGCTCTGTACTGCGCTGAATAAAGTCTAGGAGCAAAGTACTTAATAGACGATACATTCTCTATATCGCCGCCGTTAGACGCCTTCTGGACGGTATTTACAGTGATTGTGTCGCTAGGAACGACTCTAATATTTGAATCGTCAACAAAATTTCCTTGGAAATCAAATTTTGCTGCTCCATTTCCTGCTTTTCCATCAGTTACGATGTATCTGACAGTTACAACAGCGTTATTTTCGAGTGGTCTACCAAAATATCCATCACCAAACAGAATTTCATACCTTTCATCCTGTACTTCTTGCAATAAGAAGATTTCTGAGTTCTTATCGATGTTCAGAATGTTATCAACGACCTTATATTCTCTACCAAGACCGCTATCATTGACACCTTTTACAAAAACTCTGATTGAAGCAGCATCAATATTTGGATTATCAATAATAAAACGCTGATCAACGCTCTTATCAACTAAAAATTGTCTTGAAAGGAAGGAACCTTGCAAGAGTTCAAGTGGATCACTATCACTTCCGAAAGTTGCAACACCGTTTACGACAGTTGCAGTTACATCTTCTGGAATTGAGAAGCGATATGCCGTGTTATCAAACGCTCCAACACATACCAGACCCGCTCTAAGGGTGATAAAAGTACTGGTAGTAGTGGTAGGAACACTAAATGTTACTTGTGCCTTAGCGGCGCTTCTAGACCGTGGTGTATATCCAATATTTCGCGCTAATGAAACCACATTTTCACGAACAGTTGCTGCATCCAAGAAGGATTCATTAACAACTAAGTTCGCATTAAATGCGTTAATATACGTATTATACGCTAGAGTATCAATAAGAACAGAAAAATTAGACCCCTCAAAGTCAAAATCCGTGAAATTTGAATTTGCGCGGAGATAATCCTTGATTTGAGCTTTTATCTGATCGAAATCTAGATTAGTAAACTGTGTGAAAGGCATATTTTACCTTGTTGACTCTAATATGAACGAAAACTGTTGAGCAGGAAAGTCCTGTCCTACAATATCGAAAAATACTGTTACATCAAAACTATTATTATCAGGTCTTGGATCAACCTCAACCCTTAAATTTTCAACACGATCATCATAAAAATTAACTGTGTTGTTAATTTGGTCTTCAATAATACGTGCAGTACCGATATCGACAAATTCAAAAAGACTTTTGCGAATATCAGTTCCCAACGTAGGGTTAAAAAACCTTTCCGTTGGGATAGTTTCGACTAAATTACGAATAGAACGAATAATTGCACGCTCATTAGTAAGCACAGGGAGGTCTTTCGTCACAGGATGTGGGTCAAAAGATAAACTAATGTCCTTAAATGAACGAGAGATCCTCGGCATTCGTGAGCAGTTACTATTTTTCTAGATTTATTTATACCCTATATTTCAATTTGAAGGACCATAAGTTGGTTCTGTACCATACTCCCAATCATCATAATCATCATCATTACGAATTTGTGAATGAATTTCATTTTGATGTGTGAAATTATGCTTCACATCTTCATCATTCGTCTTCTTAACGGGTTTTGTCCAATAGTCTGTAATCAAACTAGTGGTTCCCCACATTTTATACATGTACTCAGTATCTCTATCAACGTGATACTTTGCCATTTGTGTCTCCTGTTTTGTGAAAAACAGAACTTTTATAGGGGTTTCTATCCCTTCCTAATATTTAAACGAGCAAAAAAAGGGGTCGCCCCCTCAGCGACCCTGACCACGATACATCTTCTTAGCATTATTGCGAGAGGACGCGGCGTATTTTGTATTTTTTCCCGAACCCTGACGAGTCTTCTTCGGTTTTCCGGGCATAAAGTTCACACCAGAAATGCCGATCTTTGAACGCACTGCCATAATTTAACTCCTGAAAATTTTTGTTTCTAAATCTTGTGGACGTGGAGAACCTTTCTGATAATACTCAATCGAAAGGTCCTCCATAATATCAAAGTATTCCTCCTCAGTCAACCCCTTATAAAGAACATTGCCCTTGTGGAGGATTGTATACTTCTCTTCAACCATATCAGATCACGCGAGTCTTTTCGTGACCAACTCTGACGCGAGGATCACACCAAATCTCAAATCCTGCTTCCTTTGCATCAAGACAGAATGATACATCCTCTCCACACATATCTTGAACCTCACCAGATTCAAAAACTTGCATCTTCGGTGCAAACCAAGGATACTTCATCTCCTCGTGCTCAAAGACTCCATTCTTAATCAGCAACCATCCAAATCCTGCATAGTCAACTGTAAATGGCTTCTTACGCTTACTGATGCTCTCCCCATTCTCATGGTTCATTACACCACCATTGTTTCGGAAGTCATCTTCTTCCATCCAGTGTGCAACTGATGTCGTATTACCATCCTCAGTCATATACCAACCAGATGCAATATCCTTATCCATCAATACCAATTGATAGAACTTATCAGTGTTAAACACAATATCACTATCAATCCACAACTGATAGTCATACTTCAACTTACCATCCCAAGGCTTCTGGTCAGGTCCACGCAGTACGTTTGCTCCCAAACACTTACAACGTGCAAAGTTTACCATTGAACTATAATCTTGTGAAATCTGAATACTTGCTCCAGATTGCACCAGGTCAAAACAAAGTTGTACAAAATTCTTCAAGAACGTGTACGATACCCCACGCCCTGGAAGACAGAATACAACTGTCTTTCCCTTTACCATCTCTCGCGCTAGCGCATAATCCCACTCAGGGGCTTTGTCTGCAACGGGCGCTTTTGCTTTTACTGTAAATCCTTTTGCCATAATTAGGTCAATTTGAAATGTGAAT